GCTGTATACTTATCAAACAATGCGTCATCAATTCTAGAACGCAAGTAGCTATCCATCAAGAAATGATACTCAGAAGCACCACCATTGAAGTCAGCAAGACGTGCAATAGAATGGAAGTCAGCAATAGTAAATCCTGCAACAGCGTTCCACTGATGTGTTTGACCGTTAGCCTCAATTTGAGGAACAAGACCAGTAATACCAGTGCTACCAATTTGAGCATCAGTAGATGGCTTACCAAACATCAATTTGAACTCTTTGTTGTTCATAAAACGGCGAACAGCTTCATCCAAACCTTTGTAGGTGTAGTATGACTGACCGTTTACTTCAAAATACAATTCTTCAATCTTAGCTCTATCGCTGATTGTGAAGTCCTCACGGATTTCAGTTGTATTGAAGATTTTCTTTTCAGTCAAACCTGTCAAAGAAGTGAACTTGCTAGATGCTTCACCAGCTTCAGTGATACCACGGAACAACAAATATGCTGTTGAGTTAGCACCTAAATCTGTGTTAGCATCAATAGTAGCGTCAAGTGGCTTGATAGTACAAGCTGTAGCTGAAGCAACTGCAGTGATTTTGTATTGAACACCGGTAGCTGCGTTTTCAACTACTTCACCTACACGAAGTGGGCTACGGCCTCCATTTACATATCCAGCACCGATTGCTACGTTAACTGCTGCACCTGCTGCTACGTTGTCAAGAGCACCACCATCAAGCTGTACAGCTGAATGAAGTTTACCTCTTGATTCAAAGTGAAAATACTCTCTAGAAGGAACTGTAGCCTTCATGCCAAGAGCTTCCAAAAGTTGAGCATAGTTCTGTGAACCATACTTCTCAATAAACTGTGGGTAGTATTGTGGCTTAAGGATAGACAAGTCACTCATAAATGACCTTGTAACACCTGAAAGCTGCACATTACCCGGTTGTAATACTGGCATATCTAATGTTTTAAATTATTAATTATAAGCTAAACAACTTCGCTACCATTGCATCATAGTCATCATTAGAACTTGCAGTAGCTCCTACCCTTGGAGCATCATTGAAATCAATATTCTTCATAGCCTTAAGAAGGTCAGCCTTTGATTTTGACACAGCCTGTGTAATCAAAGAGTTGACAATCTTATCCCTATTCTGCAAAAAGTAGACATCTTCTGCGAGCTGTTTAGTGTCATACTTACCATCCTTGTAGTAACGAGCACCATAGAACTCCTCTAAATCAAACTGTTGTAAGGAATTTGTAAGACCAGCCTTTTCTTCCGGAGTTAGGCTGTACTTACCGTCAAATTGGACATCCTCGTCCTTGTAGCTGACGTTAAATCCATCAAACTGTTTGAGCCCTTCTGAAAGCGAAGAAACATATTGTTGTCTTGCTTGTTCATAGAGCTTGTTGTCTTCTACCTCTTGACTTTGTAAGAACTGATTCAAAACTTCTTCAGGGTCAACTTGAGCCTGCGTGTTCTGAACTTGACTTAATATATCTGGAAACGAAATCTCTTGTTTCATCTCGGAAAGGTAATTCTTAGCAACACCTACCTCCTTCTTCAATTCCCTTGCCAATGCCTTAGACGCTTTTTCAATCTTTTTATTGTGTTGAGCAAGTTCTTCATCAGACATGAGACTTTTATCAACGTAATCATCAACACTGAATCTAGAAGTAAATTCCTCCTCAATTTCTTCTGGAGTTAAATCTGGATAATCATAAGCCATTTTTAGCTTTACGATATCAGAATCACTCATAGTGTCTAAACTAGAAAGAACTTTTTGTTCATATATCATATCTGCTAACTCGGATATGTTACCCGTCACTAGCTTATCATATATGTCTTTAGCTGTATCATTAGGCCATTCAAACACAAATCCAGAGTCTTCTTGCGATTCATCTGATTCTTCTGATAGTGTAGATTCAGAAGATTCATTTACTTCTTGTTGACTCTCTACATTTGCTTCTGTTTGCGTTGGCTCTGACACCTCGTTACTTGTTTCTTCAGTCTGTACCTGTACCTCTGTAGCTTCAGTTGTTACATCTTGCTTTGGAGATTCAGAATAGTTAGACTGGTCAAATGGATTAAAATTGGTTTCTGACATGGTTGATTTATTTATGCAAATATATAAATAATTATGATTGAGGCATTTGCTGTTGCTCTTGCTGCATCATTTGTTGCTGTTGAGCTTGTTGCATAGCCATCATTTCCTGTATTTTCTGTTGCTCTTTTTCCATTCTGTATTGGTCTACTATTGCCTGTATTTCTTCTGGCAATGGTCTACCTAATTCAAAAGATTTTAAAAGAGCTTCTTGGACAAACTTCTGAGTAAGTGTTTCTTGCTCATATTTTGTCTCAGCCTCCGTAACAGCTATTTTAGCTTGTGCCTCTACTTGTTTTAGTTGGGCGTCTGCTTCAGCCTTAGCAACTATAGATTGTTGTTGAGCTTGTGCGTTCATCTGAGAGTTCTGTTGTGCCCTCAACATATCTTCTTTAAGCTTTCTTCTTTTAGCCTTAGATAGATACATTTCAGCAAGCTTCTGGTTCTTGATGTTCTTAACTCTAAAAGCATCTTCAAACTCAATCGCATTAGCAGATAAAGCAGTCTGAATCAAAGCGTTAAGATATTGTCTTTCATAATCATCTGGTAGAGCTTCTACCATAATATCAAAATCCTTATCCTTTACATCATTCTCTGATAGATACTCTCTATACTGCTTTCCTCCGTACAATACTGAATCATACAATAGTATTGCAATCTTATAAGCCGTCTGTCTGTATACATTCAGATAGCCGTCATATAAAAAGTCAGTTGCGTTATTTGAGGCAGATATTTGTTGCTGTTGTACTCCAAGCCCTAGCTTAGGATTTACAGAAGCACCTTCTCTATACTCATTGATTCCAATCTCATCTCTAAGTCTAGACAAGTAGTGATTATAAACAGTTATAAGCTCTTGAATCTGACCTATGCTTCCCGTATTTGGAGCCTCACTAATAGGAACACCATTGATGTTATCCCCGTCTTCAGTTTTCCTTCTATAGTAAATATTACCTGTTTGGTCATAAATCTGTTGAATCTCAAGAGGACTTACATTCTTACCTTGACCGAGGCTAATATCTGTAAGTGAATCAATATCAATGATTAATCCAGAAGGTCTGAGCTTTGCAATAAGTTGTTGTAGCTTAAGGTGAGCTAGAGTCATCTGTCTGATAGAAGTTTCCATTCTCTCAGGTATAGCCATGTTCTCTAAATCAAGATTCTCATGCATGTATACGCTATAGCTAAAGAATACATCAGAGATTTCTTTTGCAGAATTAGGCTTAATCATGTTCTTTGCAACTCCCCATTCCAACATGATATCAGAGTGCATAACGAATACGCCTCTATAGATTACCTGCATGTTCTTCTTGATAATCTCTTTATTATCTCCAACTCTTTGCGGCTCTTTCTCACGTCTTTCTACGATAAGGTTGCCAAACTTATTTGTTCTTGCTTGGTATATGATAGAGTCTACACTCTTTATTTCAAAGTCTAAAGTATCAACAGTCCAGTCATCATATGGTCTGTCAATATTATATCTGAACTTTTCTTCCCACTTTACAGACTGTGTATAGTTCCTAGACTTCTGAGATATTTTGAACAACATCTCCTCATCCATATTTGGATACATTTCACGTATATCAGATATTTTAAGTGAAATTACTTCTCCCACAAAAGAAACATCCCTAAAGTCGTCATAGTCAGAGTATGCATAAATAATATTCTCTGGTATTACCCTTCTAATGCTAATCTTACCAGTCTTATTAACTGATACTTTAGTAGCCATTAGTCCCGTCTCTATGATATCCTCTAATAACTTTCTCTTAATTGCATCCCATCCACTGTTTTCCAATACATTAGCAATACCCTTCTCAAACATTATCTCCTCTGGAAGCTGATGTTCAGAGCCAAAGAATAGTTCTAATTCTTCATAGTCTTCTGGAGTATATGCATTGTCTGGCATAAGCTTTACGCCAGCTTGTTCTTCAATGCCTCTAATATCATCACCATAGTTCATTCTGAACTCGGCTTCTTCTCTTTCGTATATCTTTCTTTCTGTAGATACTGGGTCTATAGCTGAAACCTTAATCTTCTCATCACGTTTCATAAAACCGCCAATCATCACCTGTATAAATTTAGGTGCGATAGCTGGAGCTTTCATGTCCAAGTTTACGAAGGCTTCTTTGCCATCTACGTTCAATAAGTCTAAAAACTCAGACATTGGCTGTCTACCTCTAGAGAACTTTCTGTTTTTCTCATACTTCTTGTTTCTCTTAGTATAATAGCCACTATTAAATGCCTTCTCAAGGAACTTAGATATTTTCAATCCTTCCTTTTCGTCCCTTTTGGACTTGACCGTGCTGAGGTGGAAATTTAATATTTCCTTATTATTTTTTTCCATATACTTAGCAAAAGTACAAATTAGATTGTTAGTTTGTACGTTCTCAATGGGATAGAGCTAGTTATCCTGTCCTGCTTCTTGCTTTCTAATGAAATACCAGATAACAGGCTTATCATAAAAGCCACACTCCTATCGTATATAGTCCTATGGTCATGGTCATACTGCAACAGTTCCTCCAATAGGTCCATAAATACAATCTTCTCACAATGACTCTCTATATAAGATATGCAGGTATCCAACTGCCTAGCCATCGCAAACGCGTCACCCGAAGTTACGCCGAACTTCTGAACCTTGACCCTCTTGTTCTTGTCTATGGCAGATTC